ATAATTTGTAAATCATATTTCAATTTCATCCATTTCATCCGGAGTTTTTATTTTAAACTTATACAAGAAATCTTGGTTTATGTTTACACTCATTGACCTGGGTGATAGTTGACCTTCATGTTGATATGTTCTATCATACAAACTAATCAAAGAGAACATGATGCTTTTCCTTGCACCATTCTGTATGAATGAGCTTATTGTTTGTATTGTTCCCTTAGAGATCCTCATATCATTAAGTAGTTGATGACAAATAAGGTTGTGTTTTAAATTCACAAAATTCCATAATATTTTTCTAGTGTTTTGGATCCTTTGAGTTGTTAAGGTTGAAGAAACTAGGTCAGTCCTTTCAATGTGGGTCAACATATCTGAGATGAGATCACCTGTTAATTCTGCCTTGATATCATCCAGCTCTACTGACATGAGGCCGTGGATGTAGTCAGTCATATCTTCAATTATTATATCTTTAATGCCTTCTTCACTCCGTATATCTTCCCAATTCCTTAGCCTTAGTCTATCAATTGTTTGCTGAGTTACCTTTGGTTTCATCACATGTATATCATCCATAACATCAAGACACTCTTCCCTAGTTTTATACAACACATTAAAATCTTGATTAAAAATGCCAAGTTTACATGATTTCATGAAAGACATATTGAATGCAACAAAATCCATTTCTTCAGTCGGAATAGCATATGTTGTGAGTAGACCCGTATCTAGTGACAATATCCTTCTTCCCTCTGACATCAACACTGTTCTATCTATGTCAACTTCAATGTAGCAACGATAGTACATTAAGGTGTCCATGACAGTTATTTTAAGTAATTCAAATCCATTCATCCCTCTTGTCTGTAAGATTTTGTCATCAACTATGATCCAACCACCACGTCTTGTCTTAGTTATAACACTATCCATTGAAACTTCAAGTAAATCACAAAACTCTTGCATCATGCTGAACAACAATTCTGGATCATCAAAGTCATTTTTGTATAATCTGTAGTGATTAAATCTACTTTCAAATTCAATCACCAATCTGTTTTTGCCTAGAAACATAACAATCTCAAAATCACCATAATATTTGCCTTCTTTAAACACTTGCCTCTTGGTCCATGAATGCATGATTATACCCACCTTGCCTGACCATGCTTCAACATTTGACATGAACCCTCTATCCAATGCACACATGAATATTCTTTTTTTGATCTTCCTGTTTAGAGAATTATCTTGAAGCAAAGTGTTTATCTCCTCTTCACTTATTTTACTCCATGGATCAACTTTTGAATTAACATGATTCAACATAGAACATATAAGGTGATTATGCGCCATGTATATTTTCTCATATGAGTCATAGTTCCTCTTAATCAAATTCACTTCAAAATTCCTCTTAGCTCTCATAGATGATGTAGTGTTTTGTTCCTCAAGAATGTTAAAGGTTTGTATTATGTCTTGTGAACCAGGACCAAATATAACACCTTTGAATGATCTGTCTCTCAGTGAAAATAATTTCAAAATGAGCAGCAGCACACCCTTAATCTTGTCTTTCCTTTCACCAGTGAAGTTGTCTAATGTCTCATCTAAGGTGTCTTTAATCATTGGGTAATGTATCTTGATAATCTCAAAATCCCTCCCAACTTTACTTTCTAGTTCAATGGGGATGTGTTTGTTCAGCCACTTATAAGACAATAAATCTTCAACACTTTGTGTCAGTTTTGAATGTACCTTGTGTGTGCTCAATGTTTGGATAGTGAGTATCTCAAATGGATTCCTTGCAACATAATCGAATTTCATTGTGTCATGTTGAGTGAAGACATCATAGTCTGGTCCTTTGGGGTAAACAAACCTCATTTGAGATTCAAAGTCAAAATCCACATTCTCTTTTAATAAATCTTGAACACATTCAAAAAAGGTTCTGGATTCATCATTTTTGGTTCCAGGTATATAGAACACTTTAGCTGATACTGTTGCAGATACTCTCCCATAATATATTGATGCAGCAAGATTCTTTAGTGCTTCTGCTGATCCAGTTGTGTATAATTTTTGGACAGTCCTGAACTTGACCTCCTCAATAGTTCGGGGTTTCTTTATAATTAATATAGGATTATCTGACAACATGTTTTCTATATCATCTTTTGACATTGTTGCTTTATCCCTGAACCTCATTAATTGTTTAACAGGGCCCATCTTTGCTTCAATTCGTAACATACCTCCCATCACTGTGTCTCCATCCTCAAATTCAGCTAATGTCTCAACTAACCCACCCTTGATCATCTTATGTGAAGCAATAAATAGTCTCCGCTCTTGATCACTCATTATGTGCCAACTGTTCCTATAAAGCTTGTAATTATAGTACTCTGGACCGAACATTAGCATAAGGCTAGGGTTGAAAATTGGAAATCTACCCAATTGATAGCTGACTATTCGAATATCAAGCTTTGACAAGTCGTTTTGTCCACCTTCATTAGTGTGATAAATCTCTTCACAATATTTTTTATTAAGTATAGAAGACAGCAAATACAAATCTAGAGTTCCACCATTTTCCACTATTTGACGTGATGAGGAGTATGATTCCTTCACCATCCTATAGAATGAGTCAGTGTTTGTTGGGTGAACTGAAGCTAGTGAGAACTTTATAAGTGCTGGCATAAAACCCATATTTGACACAAATAAAGAGTTAAATTCACCAACCAATGGATTTATACTTGACTTCACCATAGAACTTCTACAGTTAAACAAATATTCAGATATTTGCTGAGCTTTCATGAACAACTTTATCTTGAGTCTAACATATTCTGTTTTAGATAACTTGATTTTCTTTGGTGGCTGTAATTCAGGGCAAAACAAAGAATATGAATCATCTGATGATAGTAGATCACCATGATCATCTGACTCAGCACCAATGTCTTTACAGTACCTTTTATATATCTCATTCCTGAATGCAATCATTGCAAGGTGTAAATATGACGAAGTGAAATGTAAAATGCCCTGTCCCATATTTGACTCATTTCTCATGCTGGTTTGATGAGTGGAAATGAATTGTTTCTTGAGATTCTGTAAATTTACATCACCATGCATGTACTTATTATCCTCATCCAAATGCCAGGCTTTCATCAACCTCTCAGGGAGATAACATTTCTTATTTTGATGTCTTATTAATAAATCAGCTATCAAATTAAACACATTTCCTAGGGTTTCTCTAAAACTAGTGAACAGATACAAAAATTGTATTGGGACAAAACTAGGGCCCCATCTACTCTTATCCATAGTAAAGTGTATAGGGGCTCTTTTACCAGGGTATTTTTTTGATGCATAAAGCAGTGATTTCACCATGTCATATTTTTTAGAGCCATGAGTCAACATTTCCCTCGAGTCAAAATGACATATGTTTCTTGATATTGTTTCAAGAATATTAATTCTAATCCTGACAGTTAATGGTAAAATCAAAATCTCTCTAACTCCTCCTATTTGATTCTTCTTAAATACCTGGTAGCTGGTTTCTTCTGACTTATACTTCTCAGCCACCTCAAAAGAATTCTTGAGACCTTCTTCTAATAAATCAAGTGTAGATGATATACATTTTGTTCGAACTGTCTGTCTTTCAATCTGTGGATCAAAAAATTCATTAGCTGTTGTTGTTGATGATTTAAAGGTGGCGAAGTTATCTAGCGTTTTATTAACATTGTTTCTTTTCATAGACATTGAAATTTGATCACCCATTGGATCTGATAGTTCATCTCTCAGAAGTCTGCTGCCAATTTCAATTGCCCTTTTAGAAAAGGTGTGAGTTCTTTTTTCTCTTAATATTCTACATGCAAATTCATCATCTCTTTCATCATTCCTGTACCCCAAGTGGTCCCCAGTTTTTTTAACTTTTTGATATGACTCTTCTCCTTCAAGTATCTTACCCAAAATTTGAAAACTTGCATGTGTTGGGTCATCTTGGTTTTTGTTAAAGAGCATCGTGAAGTACATTTCACATAATATCTCACTAAATTCTGCATATTGTCCCCCACAAGAAACAAGAGGCCTTGGCATCCTTATAATGGACCCACCAAGTTTGTCAGAAAAGGTTTGAGTGGTTGCATCAAATTTCACATTTCCAAAAGCACAGTGTTTTGCTGGGTTCCATACTTTCATTTCATTACAGAAACTACAAAGCCTTTTTATAAAGTATAGTTGTAGGGGGGATCTGATGGGTTCAATCATTTTCCTCATTGCACTCATTGTTTTTGGAAATATCGAGATTGAAGACATAACAATATATCTAACATTCTGCAACATCTTAGATGTGACTCTTCTATCCTCCATATATGTCATTATAATTAAACCTAACACATTGGTTTGATCATCATTCATCATTTGATACAGCGGATGGTGGGTCTCTGGTTCTGACATTGTATTCAAGCCCTTGCTTTCTTTGTATTCTGATAAATCAACAATGGATTTGAATCTGGTTGATATGAGTGACGTGTATGACATTATTATTTTGTCATATGATCTAATATAATGATCTAATCTATGTACATCACAAGAGATCCATTTGCTATGGGAGACTAAATTATCTCTCAATAATCTCTTGAATGCCCAGTGGTCCTGAAATCTTCCATCATTACTGATTTTGGAATTATCAACTATCAACTTGAACCAAACATTATTAGCTAATTCACCACATCTTAATTTGGTTCCAGGGTATAAGCACACATATAAACCATCATAGCCAGTTGGTTTAAGAATCATCTTATGTCTTCTATCACCTCTCATGGAATTTATATTCACTTCTCTATAAATGGATTGACAAATCTTAACATAGTCCAATCCTATGCCTCCAAGTGTGGAGATTTGCTCCATGTCCTCTAACATAGAACCACGACCAGACACTCTGTTTCTATCCGATAAGTGATAAGATAATGATTCAATTTCTGAAACATCCACAAAAGCTGATAAACAATAATAATCTCTCTCTGATTGAGCATCTATATGTCTCTTAGATCCTTTACGAATAAACTTTTTCCTCCCAGGCCCATCAATTGCAATATCTGAAGATTCCTCTTCACTAAACTTTATTGAAAACAAGAAATCGTCATTTGTTAATTGATCCATATTTACTTTGTTGAGGTGGTGACTTAGCACCTCTCCAATCCTGCTTAAAACTGAATTTGTGGAGTATTTCATAAGGCTTGCTATTAAACTAATTGAGTTATAATCATTTTCAGTTGTCCTAATTGCAGAGTCTTCACCCAACAGTTGGAAATAAGGGACTGGGAAAATACTTCTGAGTCTGTTAGTATTATGTTTTGAGTTTAGCTCATTCAAAAAGAGATTCTGATCAAAAACCTCCTTTGTCTCAAACTCACTCTCCAGATCAACTTTCCTAACAACATCAATGAAGTCATCATCATGTTTATTGATAGTTGGCTGATTTTCTAGTGTTAAAATGTTCCTAAGGTCTTCGATTGAGTGAAAGGGTTTATCAACTGAATTTTTGAATGTTCTTTCAACATCCACTGTGCTAATGTCAATTTTAACTTCCGATTGATCAATTTCAAATCTTCGTCGATAAAACCCAGACCCCAATGCTGTTCTGTGTATCACCCTCAGAAGCTTGTTAGTATTATCACAAACCATTTTTATCAGATCAATATGAGTCTCATCAAGATTGAAAACAGACGCCATGTAGTTACGGTCACCATAAACATCCTTTGGGTTCACCACCAAAATCCTGTAATTAATTTTAAGATTATTTTTCTTTAAGAAGTATAATAAGAGAGCATACTTCGACTCCTTCCTGTCCTTGGCTGTTCTATCAGTAGATATTGTTATCTCAATCATATCCACTATATTGGATCTTATAGACATATAGTCTGGAGTCTGTTTTCTAATCTGATCAAAGTACTTTGTGTGAATTATATTGAATTTTGCTTCTGAGAGTATTGACTCAACTGTCCTCTCTCCAAATTCTATTCCCAGTTGATCACAGAGAATTGAATGTACAGAATCATGTCTGACTCTATAAACATCTTCGTACTCAGCATATGTCCTAACCATATCCGGTGTGGGTTCTTGTTTACCAAATATGACCTCTTTGATGTTTTCATCTCCAATAATACGATCAATAGCACTCTTGGATGACATAGAAAATTATTTTGAG